GCTAGAGCAACTTCGGAATATGGATATTCAAAGGCTAGCCAATGAAGAGCAAGTAGGCGGGGAGCACTACAAAACCAAGGCGATCCAGCCTTGGGATTACATTGTTTCTAATAACTTGGGGTACTTGGAGGGGTGCGTGGTTAAGTATGTGTCTAGGTATAAGGAGAAGGGCGGGATGCAGGATTTACAAAAGGCCGCCCATTACTTACAAAAATTAATGGAGGTACAGAGTGAGCGTTTATAAAAAGTTGCAAGCCGCTCGGATCAAACTTCAGAACACGAAGTTAACCAAGTCCGGCAAGAATAAGTTCGCGGGGTACGAATACTTTGAACTGGGGGATTTCCTCCCGGCGATTCAGAATATCTGCCATGAGGCTGGGCTGTGTGGCGTGGTGTCCTACACCAATGACTTGGCCTACCTGAATATCTACGATGTCGAGACCAACGACTGCATAGTATTCACCTCCCCCATGTCTAAGGCTGAACTCAAGGGTTGCCATGATGTGCAGAACCTTGGTGCTGTGCAGACCTATCTGCGCCGCTACCTGTGGACGGCCGCCTTTGAGATCGTTGAGCACGATGCCCTCGATGCTACGACGGGTAGCGTCAAGGTCGAACCCAAGCCCGAGCCTAAGCCTCAGCCCAAACCCAAGGTAGAGGATGCGCCAAAGGATTGGGGTATCAAAATAACTATGAAGCCAGACGCCAATGAGCCTGACTGGTTTGATGCTGTATGGGCATCGACCACGACTCTACTGGGTTTTGCGGAGAAGGATCAGGATGTCATGGCTGTGTTCAAGGCCAACAAGTCTTTGTTTGACGAGGCCAAGTCACGGGATCCTGAGTGGTTCAAGAAGTTGATGGAAGAGTTCACCAAAGTTAAAAACAAATTTAAGGAAGAATAATGGCTTATATACCTAAACCAAACTCCGGCACAATGTGGCCTTACGATTACAAGAAGGCAGACCACCACCCAGATATCAAGGGTGATCTCATGATTGAGAAGAGCCTGCTTCAGGCGCTGATCAGCAAGAGCGAAGACCCAGTAAAGATATCGATCGCTGGATGGAGGCAGAAGATCAATGGCAAGGATTGTGTTTACGTGCAAGTGTCCGAGCCATACGTCAAACCCAAGGAGCCTGAAGTTCCCGACGAAGACGTGCCTTTCTAAGGGGGTCAGATGAAGACCATGAACTTTGAGGCCGTCAAGGTTGCGCTGAAGCAGGATAAAACTGGCTATGTCCTTACCCTGTCTTTGCACCCTGACGATATACCTGAGGACTTATTGCGCCATTTTGTGGGGGCTAGGTATCAGGTTGTCATGGTTCGCATAGGTGCAGATGAGACCCCGATGGATCCGCAGGAATTTGACGGCAATAAGTACATTCGGATTGCTGGTCTGCTATGCCGGGAGCCTACCTTTTGGGACTACTTATTTGATGACACACAGATCATCACCAAGAACGAAAAGGAAGCGACCGACTGGATGCGAGATGCACTGGGGGTTAAGTCTAGATCTGAACTTAAGACCGATGAACAAGCCCGAAAGAGGCTAGACAAAATACAAAAGGAATATGAAGCATGGAAAAGAAATTAGTCCCTTACTCGGTATACCTACCCGAGGAGTTATTTATCAAGATTAAAGCCCTTGCCAAGGAGCGGAAGGCGTCCACGATGATTCGGGATGCCATCACAGTAATGATCAATGGCAACGACTCTTTCAAGGGTGGCTATAACAAAGGTATTAGAGATGCGGCCAAGGTAGTCTTTGATTGCAAAGAAGCCCAGATGGTAGCCGTCAATGGCCGGGATATTGGAGCCGTTTTATCGGATCAGATCTTGGCCTTGGAGAATCCTAATGACGGATCATGAGAAGGATACCTTGAGAGATATCTTTGCTGGCCTCGCTATGTGCGCCTTGATCATCCGTGACGAGGAAGATATATCCAAAGAGGCTTATCGGTTTGCTGACGAGATGATGGAGGCTAGGGATACCATGCCTTTGGGTCTGCCAGCAATTAAGAAAAGGACAAGGAAATGAAAAAACTAATCGTGGGTCTACTGTTTGTACCATGTATGGCGAGCGCTGAGTTTCTTACTGGTAACGACCTGTTATCAAGAATGAATAGCGATGAGGTAGTTCAAAGGATGTTTGCCCTTGGGTATGTGGCAGGGGTGAGCGATGCCCAACAGCACGTCTTTAGTTGTCCGCCAGCCGGTGTAACCAATGGTCAGGTCAGGGATGTAGCAAAGAGTTATATCGAAGCCAACCCCGGCATACGCCATAAGACCGCAGACCTGTTAGTTACCGATGCGCTGAAACAAGTGTGGCCTTGTGCGAACAGAAATAAAGGTGGAGGTACCAGACTATGAGAGACCTAGAAGATGAGGAAAGAATCAAAGCCTACATGAAGGCAAAGATGACTCACATAAAGATGTACAACGAGTGCATGAACCTTGTTGATGGACTTGACGTTGAGAAGTTTGATAAGTTAGTCCGTGCTGATGAGCGTGATGCCATGATTCAAACAATTAACGAACTTATGGGTTCTGAGCATGATCGTAATCCTATTTTTTCGGATGGATACGACCATGCCTTGAGACACCTTTATCAGTTTGTTGAAGCAAGGGGTAATCATGACTGACCTACGCAAAGCGGCAGAGCAGGCTATAGAAGCGATTATGAACGGCGGCGCGAAAGAACAGGCCGCAGCAGTTTACGAATTACGCCAAGCACTAGCGCAGCCAAAGCGTGAATGGGTTGGGCTGACGGAGGAAGAATTGGAGCCTCTATGTGATTTATGGAAAGTGTCTTATGGTTCTGTTTACGTTGATGAGTTTGCCCGTGCCATCGAGGCCAAACTAAAGGAGAAGAACGGTGGATGAACCAGTAAATCTACAGAGGGAATGGGATCGACTGTTGATTGAAAAGTTTTATAACTCCGATACCCTAAAAATGTATGTTGTGGCTCATATATTTAAAAGAAACTTCGGCATTACAGATGAGCAGTTTGACAAGTTAAGACGCATTCCAAGGTTGCCGGGGCAGAAGAATGTTTATACCAGTCGATTTATATGCGCCTACCTTCCGAAGATTGCTGACATATTGTGGAAGCACAAGGCCAGCGAGGTAGAGACACTTGCTGATGCTATGTCTAAGATTAAGTATGACGTTTCAAAAATTGAGGTTGATTACGACAAGATAACCCGGGAAAAAGCAAACATCACTTACTCAAAGAAGAAGGCCAAGCAATTTATTTTGTCTGATATTGCAACAGATAGAGTTAATAAACGATCAAATAGAAATAGAACTTGGAACATCACAAAGTAACGGGAGGTTTATATGAAAGCCTTTGCTCTAATCGCTGTGCTGGTGTTTACGTTGTGGGTCGGGTGGAGTGCTGGCTATAAGGGCGGCCTTGAGGATGGTAATAAAAAAGCCCTGAAACTAGATCCCCCTAGTGAACGATTAGAGTTAGTATGCGCCGCCCTTTGGGTTAGTGAGCAGAGTAAAAGATGGCACGAGAGGAGAAAGAAATGACCAAGGATGAAATCAAAAAAGTAATACGATCGATAGACGATACTATCGTCGTTGATGACATGGCGATCCGTGTTTGCCAGTATGTTGTGGCCGCCGCTAGGAAAGAATACGAGGCCGAGATTGCTGCGCTGCAATTAAGATTAACTAATGCAATGTCTCAGGTAAGTATGTTACAAACCGACTTGGGTGCTCTTGATCAAGAGATTCGTGATGAACGAAAACTAAGGAGTGGCAAATGACATTATTTTATATTGATTGGGATTCGTTACACGCTGTAAAGTTTTTCCTGTTTATATTTGCGTTTACTGCTTTAAGTTTATGGATTGGTTATCGAGGAGATAATAAATGAATGAATCTTTAAGATTGGCGGCATGGCTCAGTGCGAATGCCAAGCATATGCGTTATCAGCAAGAGTCGGATCATATGATGAAGGCGTCTAGACAGTTGCGTATGTTGGATTCTGAGATCTATTCAAATATAAAAACTCTTGAGAAGGCGCAAAAAATTCTGATCGAGATGCGTGCCATGTTAGAGGAGGGGCAAAAGATGGTGGCCGATATGCGTAATATGCTAAAGGAGGTATCAGGTGTACCGGAACAAGAAATTGTTAGAGAGGTTACGGGAGTCCCCGTGTCAGGTCTGTGGCGCTAAGAACGGGACTGTGGTTGCCGCGCATTCCAATCAGTTACGGGATGGCAAGGGTCGTGGGTTAAAGGCTCATGACTATCGTATAGCGGCCATGTGTTACCAGTGCCATATGGAATTAGATCAGGGTGCGGGGTTGACGAAGGAGGCCAGAGTAAATATGTGGGATGAGGCGCATCGTCGAACGATCGGATGGTTATTTG